GTCGATTGTTGATTCATTTCCATTTCCAGTTTTGTTTATAGGTGAATTAAAGACTCGGTTGATGGCTGATTTTCCAAGTATGAATCGTAGCATCTGGCGACGGCTTCGCTGGCGTTGGGCAACGAGAGAAGGTATTGGGTCGACTATGAAACCCAATCGTGTTGAAGTATCGTGGACACCAACAGCCCATGGAAGCAAAATGGGCGACCGTGGTGATGTGCGTGAACTGTTTTATATCCCTATGGGTGATGACATTGAGTCAACGGATGCACAGTATGCTGCCGCTTATGCCTCTGTGTGTCGATTTTTGGCTAGTTTCCGGCAGTATATGACTCCTTCAGGGACCGTTATGCTAGAGGAATTGAAGGCTTCACATAATTCTTATGCTTTTGCGTATCATATGCATTCTGTGAATTTGAAGCAGTGTGTTGTGGAGAATGCGGTTTCACTTCCTTTGGTGATTCCAACACATCGTCATCATTACCATGCGTGTTTGCAGATCTTTAGGGAAGTTGGGGAAAAAGTGGGCATAAAGAATGTGGACGTGAAATGTCAGCAGTCTTTTGTCAGCACAGCAAATCAGGGTGCTGTTGTTGCCGCGATCAATAAGATAGTTCGGGACAAGGTTGTGCACGTAATTGAGCCCTCTGAAATGATCCAGGGATTGGCTATGATGCGAGATGTTACGAAGTTAGCTCATGTCAAGAGATTGCCCTTGCGAAAGTGGTTACCTGAAGAAATCTTGGAAATGTGGATTCCTCATCGCAAGAAGGCGGGTTATAGTCTTGTTTCCGCCGCATATCGTGAGGGTGACTTCATGATAGGAGAGACAGATGGTTCCAAGGATGACGTGTTTCTGCAACATAGTCTCATTCTAATCAATTTGATCCGAGGCTTCAAGGAGGATTTCAAACGTGCCCGTAATTTTGCTGAAGCCATCCGTTTTATGAAAATGCGTTGCAAGCAGATAGGTGTAGTAATTGCGAAGATGGCTATGAAACCTGAGCTTCGAATGCCCAAAGATGATCCCGAAAAGGTCCGCATTTTCTTTTTGATGGGACTTTTCCATTATGAGGTAGCGAAATATATTTGCCAGGCGATTCATGATTTTTTGATGAATCGTTATCCTTATTTGGTGGGCTTCCGTTGGAACGGGGGCGGAGCTCGTATTCTGGCAGAGTATTTGAAATGGGATGAGAAGGGGAGGCGGTTCTTTTGCATGGATATTAGTCAGAAGGACGTTGCCTTCACGGCCATGGATATTGCTATATTATTGCAGGAGTGTCGGTGGTGTTACCAGCAGGATGAATCTTTTGAAGCTGCAGTTTTGGATGTTATGATGGATTGGTTGGTGTCTAATACTGCATATCATGTTGTTAATTGGCCAGGTGGCTTTCGATTTGTTGTTGGGATATTATTTTCAGGCGATTATAATACATCTTTTCTTAACACCCTGCATTTGGTGTTGGTGTGCTGTTGTTATTGTGTTCGAGTCTTTCGTACGACGGGAGAAGTTAAGTACCTGACGGCGATTCGTGATGGTGCATTTACCCCTGGGATACAGGGGGATGATATAATAGGGAGTATGGCTTCAGAGAAGAAATATCCGAAAATGTCTCCTGACGGGTTTCGGACCTATTTGTTGGACTGGAATATGAAGGTGAAACCTGAAGCATATCGAACTTCATTGTCCCTTTTTTCACAGTTCAATTCAGCGGGCCAACTTGTTTCTCCGGAGGCTTCAAGTATAATTTTTCTCCATCGGTATTTTGTGTGGCAGGATGGAAATATTCGACCACAGCGACCATTGGAAGATTTTGTGCTGCGCCTTTACCATAGTACTGGGGATGTTCTTACTCCCTACGATACAATAGCCAAAATAACTGGTCTGGCATTGGATACTATGGGGGTTAATGAGCGTGCTTGGATACTTTGCTATTCAATAGTGGAGAAAATGCTTCACAACGAGATGAATGCCTTTCCCTCCAATTCAGAGGGAGATGTTGCTAGCTGTTTTCCGGAGAGTGTTGTTGGTAAGCGTCTTATGGAAAAACTCTCATCTGAGAAGTTTGTGCAAGAGCGTCTCTATAAATCGGGTTTGATGGAGTTACACCCCATGGAATTTTTCTCGTTGTCGCGTGATCGTAAGGCTATGCTGGATTATTTGGATGGGCGAGTCAAGTCTCGAGACACAGAGTATATGCAGCGTCAAGGTGTGGAGGAGCGTCCGTTGTACGCCGGGTTTTCGGAGCATTGATGTTATAATTGTTGTAATTCCGCCCTGACCACTTAGTGTGGATGTC